CGCGATGAAAAGGTAGCTAACGAGATAGACGTATGCTATAATGTGGCAACAGCCTTAGAGTATCTAGGCAAACAGCAACCTATAGATTTAATATTCCTCGATCTAAATTTGCCAATGGGTGAACCTACGGATATTATTAAGTATGTTAAGTCCGTTTCGTGTTACGCAAAAACAATTATAACCGCAGTCACCGCCAGTAGTGATTTAAAAGATGTGATTGCGATGCAAGAATTAGGTGTAAAGAATTATATCACCAAACCCCTCAATTTTGAAAAGATGAATCAGATTGTAAAATCAATACCCGAATTCTACTGGTTAGCGGTAACACCGGATCAATCAGCAGCTTAACCACAACAAGGAGAACTAAAAATGGCAACTACCCCGACACTATGGCAACGTTTTGTACAAGACGTAAAGCAACGTTTTTTAAATTTTGAAACCGTACGCGGTATCTATTTATTACCAGTAGGCGTAATAGGTATTTATATAACAATCACCCACCTTCAATTTGTTATTCAAGTAGCGGCAATTGGTCTATTTGGTTATTTAGTAATTGATGGGCTGAGGAAGATTTTTGTTAATCGTATACAGCAAGAAGTTGCCAAGCATGGTTTGTTATATGATGCAGAGCAGTCTGCATTAAGTATCAAAAAAGATATTGCCGCAATTTTCGATCATTCATCTGATCCGGTAGTTACAAGCCCAAACGGGCAACCAGCTACGGTATCGGAACCTGCAAAGACTACCGTTGTTACGGATTCGACATCGCAAAGCCCGGCGGTGACATCACAGTCTACTACCTCAAGCACGGGGACAGATTCTTCTTCACAAGCTCCGGCAAGTAATGCCAGTTAGTACTACATTAATAGCAGTCCTCATCAGCATATTTCTTGCTGTTGGGGGCACTGCTGTTTATTTCATTTACCATTCTGGCGAACAAAAGTGTGAAGTACAGCAAGCACAGGTTGTTACTAAGACAATAACTAATACAGTAGTTAAATATGAAAAGATTGACGCCAAAACACCTTATGGTGCTAGTAAGTCTGACGCTGCTAAATGGTTGCGCGGATACACCTCAGGTAATTAATACAGCACCTGCGCCCTACTTTCCATCTTGTACCACAATACTAGATGCAACTCGTATAGGTGCACCCGATGTTGAAACAGCCGATTGGGTTAAGACTATAAATATAATGCTAAAATTAAGGAGCCTTCAAGATGACAAAGATAAACAGAGTTTTGGCACGTGTACTCCTGCCACTGTTGTTGCTAAGCCTAGCCTTAGCCCTAAGCCACAGAGCATGGAGCCAATCTACGACAAGCTCGCGGGTAAGCACAAGACACATAGCAACAGCGGCGCCCAAGCAGATACTAAACCCACAACCGACAATAAGTCCGGCACCAATACAGCAGCCACAAGTAGATGAAAAAGGGTACCAACTTATCAGAACCTTCGAAGGTTATTCACCTTTCGAATATAAGGATGCAGCGGGTTATCCAACAATTGGATTCGGCCATCTTATCACAGGAGTGGACAGGATTACTCAACCACTTGTTGGCGCAGCCGCAGAACAGTTGTTTGAGAGAGATGTTTCCGCCGCAACTGAGCCAATGAATAAGTTACTTAAGACCTCACTTTCCCAAAATCAATATGACGCCTTAACCTCTTTTACTTACAACGTTGGAACCGGTAACTTAGCAAGGAGTTCCCTTTTACGTTATATAAACTCTAACCAACAGTTAGAAGTACCCCAACAATTCCTCTTATGGGTTAAAGCCGGCGGAAAAGTAAATAAAGGCTTAGTATTCCGTAGAAAACAAGAGGCCAACTTATACAAATCCGATTAGGATTATCTTTAGACCAGAATTTTCCCGTTGATTTGGTAGAAAGCTTAATATAATATGATCATACATCACAGAGAGTAAGTGATTATTAAACCAACCGATAGGAAATAATATGTCTAAAAACAAATCAGCTAAAAACCTAAAATCAGTAGATAACACCGAAACAGAACCAAAAGCAAAAGGCGAGAAAGGAACCCGCGCTATTATGCTTACAGTAAATGGCGAGCAAGTAAAACGCTTGGATTATATCCGCGAACAGTGGGCAGCTAAAGTTTCACGCGCCGATATTGCTAAAGCAGTTTCCGAACTCCAAGGAAAAACAATTCCTTATCAAATCGTTTTCGCTGCCACTAAAGGTATCGAAGGTGGCCCAGATAGAGTTGCAAAAGAACCTAAAGCTAAAAAAGCTAAAGCAGAAGCCTCACAAGAAGACGCTGCTTAGTTAGAAGTTCTGGTGAACCAGCAGGAGGAGGGAGATGTAAAAGTTTCCCTCCTTTTATTTTACCTAATAGACATGTCAGAAATATTTAAAGAATTTGCCACCAAAGTCCACCGCAGTAAGGATAGTATTTATTATCCACCCAAAAAACTTATATCACTCGATCCCGGCCAGACAACTGGTATAGCAATATTTAAAGATGGAATATTAGACTACCAGGATCAGTTAATTACCAAAAATTTGAAGCAAGGGTTTAACGTGCTAAAAAGCATCCTGGTTGGGGAAGATACAATGGTGGTTTATGAGGACTATAGAGTCTACGGATTTAAGGCCGAATCACATTCCTGGTCTGCCTTACATACGCCGCAACTTATCGGGTTAATTCGTACGCTCTGTTATCTGAATAACCTTAGAACGTTTACGCAGATGGCTTCGCTCGCTAAAGGTTTCTGCACAGATCCTAAATTAAAGATGTGGGGACTTTACGCGCCAGGAATGAAGCACGCAAGAGATGCCGTTAGGCATGGCTGTTTCTATTTGATGTTTAATAATGGTAAAGTACAGGTCGAAGACTAGATGACCATAAGATTTATCTTGATAGAACCTCAATGTTTAATCTATATTTAATGTATAGCATGTAGCTACGTGTGAAGAGAAAGGAAGTGTCTTGCTAGCCATTTCGATCTCAAGGGTAGGGGAAGAGCGACTGCACGAGCATCTTCTTCCCCTACTTCTGTTATTAGCAGCTACGTGCGTTTGCAATTAGGTAAGTACCATGTTAATTAACCTTCTCATGATATGATTCCCGATTGCAAACGCACGTGTTTGTGTGGGTAACATAAGCGCGGCGAAAGTAGTTAGGGTGCTGTGCACCGTAAGGGTACAACTGAAATGAACTCCCACCGTGTTCAGTGGTTGAGTTCGCTTTTGACATACACCCTAACTACAATTTAAAAGAAGGTTACATGGCTGAAATAAATTTAAAAGATCTCCCCACTAGTACAAAAGATTTGAAGCCTGGTCTTCAAATTGGATATCTCCTAATATTAAAGAAATCCCAAGCCAAGAAAAGTTCATGGCGAGTTAAGTGCCTTAAATGTGGAAAGATGCTTACTGTACCTTCTCATTACTTAGCCCGAAAAACAAATCCTAAAACCCATTGTGGCTGTGACAATAGATCTGTTAAGACATGGTATAATAGGGAATACCGTATCTGGACAATGATGAAAACCCGTTGCAATAACTTTAATCACGTTGCCTATGAAAATTATGGCGGTAGGGGAATTAAAGTATGTAAACAATGGATGGATCCCAAAACCGGCTTTGAACAATTTCTTAAAGATGTAGGGCCAGCACCCGATGAGACATATACTATAGATAGGGTTGATGTTGATGGTGATTATGAACCAATCCATAAAGTAACTGGTAAAGTTCAAGTTAAATGGTCTACACCAAAAGAACAAGCAGCCAATAAACGTCCGCGCAAAGCAAAACAAAATATAGTGACGCATATAAAATGAAAATATTAATGCCAGAAACAGTCGGAGAACTCGTTACATTATTGTCTTCCTTTAAAGACGATTTACCCGTACGCATGGAGAATCATCATGGTGAAAGGCAACTCATAAAAAATATTAAGATAGAAAAGTACGGTGCTAAACATAACGCAGGCTTAGTAGTTGTATTACAAGAGGACTATAAGGTATGAAAAAAGACATATATGATATAATTCAAGCAACGCACGAGTTTCTTCAAGGTCACGCAGTTAACCCTGCTGTTAGGGATAGGATTATAAAGAACACAAAGCGCGGACTAAGAGAAATCAGTTGTAATGATAATAAACCTGCTATAATATAATTCATATGAACCCAAGTATACTAGCCGCTGTATTTCTTCTTGTCGTACCTGATGCACCCAGTACTCATCAGTTTCACGCCGATAAGCACTACTCTGACCCCTATGAACTACCCCACAGATTATTTATGACTACCTACGATGAATATAGACCGGCAAACCACTTTGATACGCCAATTGGGGTGTATAAGAACTACGATGAATGTAGGAACGCTAAATCAAATATGGATATGAAGTATGCACTAGATGGTACCTTAGATAGTAAGAGTCTTACGTGTGATCCTTGTCTAGTTCAAAACCGAAAATATATTAAAGATATTAACCTATGTAGTACTTATGAATGATGTAGCCAAACTAAAACAACTAGTAAATAAAAGACCTTTAGGTGGTTTATTCCCTGAGGAAACTTTCAAAGTTACTATTCCGTTGGAAGGTGACGTTGGTTTTGGTAAAGGCCTATTTCACGTTGAAAATCGTAAAGGTAATTTGAAAGGATCCTTCCCAATCACTACCAAAATAATTAAAATACTTGCCGGTAGAAAATCAGCTTACTTTAGAGGTAGAGCTAATGAAGCAGGTATTGCTTTTTCAGTGGAGGATAAAACATGTCGACCGTGGTAAATAAAGTATATGTCGGTAACGATCCGGTTTTAAGGAAGCTTAGTTATGAAGAAAGAACTAGATTGAAAACTCAGTGGGATGGAAGTCCTGGATTGAGACGCGAGTACTTATACGACTTCACTAGATACCTAACCGCGATGAGCAAGAATTCGTAACTAGCCCGTTCGAATGCAATTTTGCAATTAACCCTAATGGAGCAATCTATGATAATACCTGCAATCGTTACATTACTTAACCTTTATATAACCGGTATGGCTTATATGATTAGAGGTGGTACCCATAAAGTATTTACTTCTTGGTGGGCAAAAAATCCAACAGCCGACCATTATCCTAATTCAAGAGTTATAGGTTGCGCACTTGCTACACTTTCTGTTGCTAGCTATTTAGTGGTTATGCACTTTTCTCTTTATATAATTCCAGCCTACGCTATAGGATCATATTTAACTGTTCTATTTGGTTGGGGATCTAGTTTTGATACTCAAACATTGGCCTTATCATTTAAGTTTTTCCTACGTATGTTAGTATCTGTCGTACTGTATGTACCGATTGCCCTTATTGCACATTTTACTTGGCAAAGTGGACTCATGGGATTAGTAGCAGCTATTATCTTTGCATTAGGTACTGCAACTATATATACGATAGGTAATAAATCCTGGATGATAGGACATCAAGATGCAGATTTTAACGGTAACGAATTTATGACAGGTATGTGGGAATATACGTGCGTTGTTTTAGTTTTTGCATTACTTATATTTTTGACCTAGATTTAATATAATTTAGATATAGTATAACAGTCTAGATGGCCCAGCAGATGAGCAGAATTTAGCAGTAGAATTAGAAGCTTAGTGATATATAATTATCATATGTCAAAAGAATTTAAAGCATACGATAAGAAATATAGCTCACTGCGTGATAGTATTCCGCATGTAGAACGTACGCAGCTTGATACTACTGTAATAAAGCAAGTAGAGAAGTGGCCATTTACAATCAGAACATATACACACGAACAAATTGCAAAAGCAGTATATGATTCACCAGGCTCAGAAGAATGGCAGCAATTTAGAGTTTCTCTAAAAGGGCAATCAACGCACTTAAAAATATTTAGGTTAATAGTTAGGAGACATATAAAGGCATCGGAACCTGATTATTGGCTGGAAAAAATTCGTATAGATAACTATATAGGTGCCTTAGTTAGAGGTGGACAACTTAACTCTGATTTGGAGATAGTACGGTGACAACAAATATTTTAATGTTGGCTGATAAGAGACATTTAATTCAATATGAGTTAGAATATCCCTCAAGTACGAATCTACCGGCGGTGGTAGTATGTGAGGGTAAGGTGTATATGAAGATGCTTACAAAGGCATTCACCTATATGGAAGTAGAATCCCATTGGGTTGATGAAGTGGAAGACTATAATGAACAACAAACAGGAGAACACAATGAATCCGACACTAATACAAGAATTGAGAAAAGAGCTAGCTGAATTGGACCGTAAACGAGCGGCAATCAATTTACTGTTAGAGGGTACCAAGGAGAAACCTAAGAAGGTGATATCGGAGGAAAAGGTAATAGAAAAGAAAGCCTCTAAAGCAATAAAAACTGCCAAGAAAAGAAAGCCTTTAACCGAACAAGAAATTTCTACCATCACTAGAATGGCTAATAACGGCAAGACTACTAATGCTATTGCCACACATATCAATAGAAGCTTCTCCATGGTAAAAAATCAGCTAGATAAAATGCGTGCAGTTGATCCTCAAGTAGCAATGGCCGCATAACAAAATGGGTGACGTGAACGCCGGTGCACTTGTTGGAAACTTAGCCCTAAGGGCGACGAATCCTGAAGACGGAGCGTGTGTTATAAAGGATGGCACCATCCCACCCATAATATTAAATAGGAACGAATATGACTAGAGACGAACAAATAAGAAACGTAATACAGATAACCAAACTTTACAATGAGAAAACCTTTGGCCATTATTTGTATCCTCAACTTGTTGAAGCAGTAAGACTACTTAAGGCCGAACATAAAGATCATAAAGAAATGTCGGATAAATATCATAAATTATTTATGGGCACTTTAACGCCGGAAGAATTACCTAAGAATGCCCTCAAAGATAAGAGGTTACCCCGAAAAGGAAAGCCAATGAAAGCAACGAGAGCGGAAATAGCGGCAGCACGGACTGAAGAACAGATAACGGAACTCTGCAAAAAGTATAATTATAGCCAAGGCTTTAAATTTAACCTTATGCGGGCAAGACATCGCAAAAAAGCATCTTAACGGGAAGAAACAATGATAGAAGACGATTTAATGGAAACTGCCAGGCACTTTAATCGTGCGCATAAAGACGGCTTTACTATAACATTACGCGGTCCAAGCCTTAAGTATTATGCCGATTTAGTCATGCAAGCCCATATGATTATAACTGCATCAAAATCCTTGGCTAAACTAGAAAAATAACATATTGATTTATATAGAGAAAATAAGCCTATATGTTTAAATCGAATTTAAACGCGATTTTAAGTAGAAGAAAACTTTTATATAGATTAGTATGAGAAATACTTTTACCCCTATTAGAATCGCGTTTAAATGAGTTGCTTTTATGAATTATAATGGAAAAATATTATAAATGATAGTAGATTATGTCAATCTTGAGAAATTCTTAGATGCTCTATACGAGAAGGCGTCTCCGTTCCAAAAAGAGTGTATTGAGCACTTAATAATAAACAACCGTTGTATTATTGATTCCCTAATGGGTACAGGTAAAACGATGATGGCACTGGCTGCCACTATGTCACAGAGGCCAGAACGTATATTAGTATTGTGCTCAAAGAATGCTTTCTATACATGGCAGAAAGAAACAAAGAAGTGGTTCTCGGATTATTCAGGAGATAAATACTTCACATATGTTCGCGGCCAGAAACACCAGAGAGAGAAAGCCTGGCGTAAGGAATCTTTATTTTATGTTTGCACGTACCAGTCCTTCTGGCGAGATGTTGGCTTTGCTAAGAACTTAAATCCTGATGTAATGATTCTGGACGAATTCCATAAAGGCGGTTTGAGAAATAAAAAGACACAAGTTACAAAAGCCGTTAGACTTATAAACCAGTTAGATAAATCTATGTACCCAATGTCTGGATCTACAAACCGCGTAGGCCCACAAAATATGTGGAATCTGATAAATATCCTTGCACCTAAAAAGTTTCCATCGTATTGGGGATTTCTAAATCACTTCTGCCGAGTTATAGATGGTGCATTTGGTAAAGAAATAATAGGTGTAAGAAATACGGAGGAGTTTGCAATTGTAACTCGTCCTTATTTTTATAAAATACCCGATAACGTTACCGCAAGCCAATTGCCGCCACTATTACGTAGCATAGTTGATGTTGATTGGAGTCCCGCACAAGCAAGGCATTACAAAGAACTTGCCGAAGATATGTATACCTATTTAACTAGTGGGGAGATGATTGTAACTAGCTCTGTACTTACTAGGCTTTCTAAATTAAGGCAGTTACTTGTTTGCCCAAAAATTGTTGGGATAGATGATTACGGTGCAGGTATTGAGGCAGTGAAGGAGTATGTGGAGGCCCGCGAAGATCATCACTGCGTCATCTTTACCCCGTTCAGAGATGCGGTTACGCATTTTAAAAAGTACGTATATGACAATATAACTAAGGATGTATTTAGCTTATGGGGTGGCGATGAGCCTGAGGTTGTAAAAGAACAGTCGGAAACATTTAAAAAGAAACGTGGTGTAATGGTCGCAACGATTCAGTTTGCTCAAAGCTATGAATTAGAGACTTGTGATAACTGCCATCTGATTGGATTTCTAAGAGACCAGAATGAGAACGCACAAGCCGAGGGTAGATTAAGGAGAATGAGTTCTGATATCAGTAAAACTATTAATGCCTATTATTATAGATATCCAAATACTATTGATGACGATGCAATACTTGATTTAGATAATAATACCCGAAATATAAATGACTTATATCAGGATATAGACCGTTTGAAATCTTTACTGCGACCTGTAAAAACCAATTGATAATTCCAAAAATCACTTTATAATCTTTTATAGAACAACAAGGAAATAATATGGCGGAATTAAAAATAGATACTACACCGGTTATTATGGAGGCCTATAGTGAAATGGTTTCTATGATGGAATCACCTGTTGATGTTTTTAAGGCTGCAACCCTCCTGGATCACAATCTTCGCCTTTTACATGCCGCCATGGGTTGCGTAACTGAGGCTGGTGAATTAATGGATCAAATGAAAAAAGTTCTTGCCTATGGTAAAGAACTAGACAATACAAATATTATTGAAGAGCTTGGCGACATGTTATGGTACGTGCAGCTTGCATGCAATGTACTAGGTATTACTCTATTTGATGTTATGAAAGTTAATTCTGCTAAACTCCATAAGAGGTATCCTGATAAGTTTACTAGGCAAGCAGCTCTCAATAGGGACTTAGATGCTGAACGTCAAGTTCTAGACGATCATACAGTACATACATCCGAACACGCGACAGATTAATATGGCAGAATATGCAATAATGGACAATGTTGAAGTTATAAGTCTTGGTGACAGGGCTGTGTTATTGTCATTTCCGGAAGATGTAACTGACACCGGTATTGATAAGGAGATGCACGTTTCATTATCGTTAATTGAGGATGTGAAAGTATTGGAAGACGATTCCCTGGATGATGAAGGAAAAACATCCGTTGCCATTAAAAAATGGTTCTTAAAAAAGAACGATATAGATTATGAGGGTTGTGATGAGTGCTAAATTAAAAGCCACCGCAAAAGTGCATTCACGCGGGGAAGAAATAAAAGGTGAAAAGGGAGAACGCATTGGCGTAATCCGGACATCCGATCGTATCAACTTTAAATCCTGTCGACGTAAATGGGATTTCTCATCACATCTCCGCCAAAATTTAGGTACAAAGATAACCGCAGATCCTTTATGGCTCGGATCTGGAATGCATTATGCGTTGGAGGATTATCATGGAGACAACATATATGGCTCACCTGATAGAGCCCTGTCAGCATTTGCTTACGCATATGGTAAAAAGTATCCTGATCGGATTCCAGAAGACTGGGCAGAATTACTTTCTTTGGGTCGTGATATGATGGCCTACTATCCTATCTGGCTAGTTGGTAGAGATCCACTCCCTACTTATGAACTAGATAAGGTAAAGCAGTTAGAGGTCAATATAAAAATTGAAATCCCTATGGAGTTGCTTCCTAAGAAGTTATGGAAGTTATATGACAAAGTATATTACTCTATGCAGTTAGATAGGGTACACCAAGATGAATATGGTCAAGTATGGATCGTAGAATATAAGTCGGCAAAGAATATGATTACAAGTCACTTTCTTACCGATCCACAAGTTAGTACCTATATGTGGGGTGCGAGTATTGTATATGATGAACCTATTGCTGGCGTTATTTATCAGCAACATAGAAAGACTTTACCTAAGCCACCTAGAGTATTGCTTAATGGAACGGTATCAACCGCACAAAATCAAGCAACATCTCACAGATTATACCGCCAAACTTTAATTGAGGTATATGGCGAAGTTAAGAAAGCACCTGCTGCCAATATCGATTACTTGAACGAATTAACCAGAGGTGAGACAGAACTGGCCGATGATTTTATACGCCGTGATTATTTAAACCGTAACGCAAAGACAGGTGAAAATGAGGCTCAAAAAATATTGCTTGAAGCTGCGGATATGTTGGATCCAGATCTCCCCTTATATCCCAATCCTACAAGAGATGGTTGCGGATATATGTGTAATTTTGTTTCTCCTTGTGTATCTATGGATGATGGCTCAGATTGGCGCGCTGAATTAGAGGCGGAAACAATGTTGAGACCTTCATCATACGATGACTGGCGTACACAACTTCCTAAGCCGGAAAAGTTTGATGACATAAATATGAAGGTGGCTAAGTGACAGACTACACACCAGAACAGAAAGCAAGAATAATAATGGAAGAAATTGAGGCTTTCAAGCCTAAAGAAAGACTTCCACATTCCGAAGGATTAAATCGAAAGCAAAGACGTGCACAACAAAGTATTTATAACAAGCTATTAAAAGAAAGTGGTATTAAAAATGACAACACCAACTAAAATAGATCCTACAAAAGAGGCAACTCACAAAGCAACTCCTGCGCAAGCAGAGCGTGCCTTTACTATATCTTCTATGGAGGATGATACTGAATACGTTAAGATTCTTTTTTACGGACCGTTCGGCTCTGGTAAGACAACGTTGGCGGCTAGTGCGGCGGATGTTGATGCAATGTCGGATATTTTAATGCTTGATATTGAATCAGGTAAGATGTCTTTGAAGAAGAATAAACGCATAAAACGGGCAGATAGAATAGATTCGGTACGTATTAGTTCCTTTAAACAATTAGGTAATGTGCATAACTTTTTAAAAGTGCACTGTAAATTTAGAGATGATCCAGCCAGAGAAAAAGACCTTATTTCTTTGGAGGCAAAATTTAGGGGCGTTGAGGCAGCCAGTATAAAAAAAGCAAGACGATACAATACGGTTATTATTGATTCCTTATCGGAATTAGATGTCTTAACTATGTATGAGCTTCTCGGTTACGATGCACCAGATGAAATTGATCTTAACAAGATTATGAACGATGGTGATATGGAAGTAGCTGAGTGGCCTGAATTCAGAAAGAATAACCAGATGATGCAATTGATAGTACGTGCTTATAGGGATCTCCCTATTAACGTTATATTTGTTTGCCATCAACAATATGTACAGGATGAACAGAAACGTATGTTTTATTCACCTGGAATGACAGGTAAGTTATCGTCGCAAGTCCAGAGCTTCGTCGATATAGTAGGGTATTTACAAGTTGGTGCTTCGGAGGGAGACGCTAAAGAAGCTCCTCGCAGATTAAGCGTGCAACCTGTAGGTAAGTTTTCAGCAAAGATGCGTGTTGCTGATTTCAATAAATCACACTTTGATGATCCAACCATGAAAGCTATATGGGAGGCTGTTCAAAGTTAGCGCATAACTAGACAAATCAACCAACCAAACAAAAGGAAACTTATGGCTACTAAGAAAGCAACTAAAGAAACAACAAAGCAGGACGCGTCATTCGAGAATGGTTCAGAAGATTCTCTGATCATTGATATGGATGAAGTCGAGGAACAGTCGTTTGAAAATATTCCGAAAGGAACTTATGACTGTGTTATCGAGGCCTGTGAATACGCGCTATCTAACTCGTCAGGTAAACCAATGTGGAAGATGACTTATACTATCACAGATGGTGAATTTGCTGGACGTAAAATATTTGATCTTATCTCCTTCTCTGAGAAAGCTATTCCTATGGCGAAAGGTAAGATTCAACGTTTTGCACCAGAAGTTCTTTCCAAACGTTTTGATCCTAAAGCAATTGCTGATTCTGGTGATCTTACCGGTAAAGCTTTGCGGGTAAAAACTAAGCTGGAAGAATACGAGGGCGATTTGAAAACGAAAGTAGCCAACGTTCTAGCTCCTAAAAGTGGCAATGATGGCTTCTTTAAATAAGGAACTAGAAGACAAAGGCTATCTTACGCTTAATAAGTTTGTAGCTTATTTGCGAGAGTTTGCACCTGAGGCGAGTATATCTTACCCGACTGCCATGAGGCTTGTTCATGATGGAAAGATAGATGCGAATCGGATTGGCAATAACTGGCGGATATGCAGAGCCGAAGTTAAGCGTTGGGTAGAAATAGGTAACTTGGAGAGGGGATTATTCCCTTCTCCAAAACCTCATAATAAACAATATTGGGAAGAATAGGTATGAATAACCAGAAGTCGTTTGTGTTGCTGTCAGGAGGTATTGATAGCGGTACGTGCTTAGCAATAGCTATGTACAACAAATCAAAATTCGGGGGCGAGGTGGAAGCAGTGTCTATTGATTATGGTCAGAGACATATTAAGGAAACAGAGTGTGCAAAAGCACTATGTGAGTACTATGATGTGCAACACACCATACTGGACTGCAAATCTTTCTTAACTCAGAAGACTTTACTCACCGATCAGGATGCAGATATGCCTAATGTATCCTACGATGACTTAGGAAAAGGTATTTCTCCAACTTACGTTCCATTCCGTAATGGATTTATGCTTGCAAGACTTGCAGCATATGCTCAAGAATACAACAATAGCATTAGACGTCATGCGAATGAGAGCCTGGAAGATAATGCTACAATATATTTTGGTGCGCATGCAGAAGATGCTAAGAATCATGCATATCCAGATTGTACAATGGAATTTATAGGCGCGATGGCAAACGCAATATACATTGGTTCATATCGAACTATTAGATTAGTGACTCCTTTCGTATTCTCAGAGAAGGCAGAGATTATTACTAAAGGTAAAAAACTTGGAGTTCCTTATGAACTAACCTGGTCTTGTTACAAAGGTGAAGAAGTTCATTGCGGTATTTGTCCAACATGCCGAGCACGAAAGGCAGCGTTTTCGAAAGCAGGTGTCTTCGATCCAACAGTATACTTCCACATACTTACAAAAGGACAAACAGAATGATTGATTTATTTTTTGACACAGAGACTACGGGATTTGCAAAAAAGGATCTGAGCGGGAAAGATCCAAAACAGTGCGGATTAATTCAGCTTGGTATGCAAGTCTATGATAACCGATATCCGGTGTTTGAGATGAGTACCTTAATTAAGTGCGATAAGCCAATAGATCCCGGTGCACAAAAGGCACATGGTATATCTGCCGATGTTGTGAGACGTCATGGTAGAAATCCAAAGAATATTGCTGATATATTTATTGGTTGGGTTAAAATTGCTGATCGAATAGTTGCACACAACATTAAGTTTGATATCAACATTATTAACCTATTTCTTAATTCGTTAGATATGCCTGAGGATTTTACATTAGGCAAAGAAACTTATTGTACTATGCAGAAGTCAACTGATGTTTGTAATATTCCGGGACCATATGGTAAGAAGTGGCCTAAGTTAATTGAGGCATATAAAGTCTTGGTTGATGAGAATGGATTTGAAGGTGCACATAATGCATTAGTCGACGTTAATGCTTGTGCAAAAATATTTTACGCTTTAGAGGATAATGATTTACTTGTATGAAGAATACTAATATATTGCCAAGAAGTGAGAAAAAAATCCCGGTTGTAGAAGTTTTCGGACCAGTTTTAGAGGGAGAAGGTAAGATTGCGGGTACGCAAACTTTCTTTATCCGTTTCGGACTATGTGATTATAAATGCACAAAATGTGACTCTATGCATGCGGTCGATCCTAAACTTGTTAAAATAGGTGCGGCATTCTTAACGCAGCAGGAAATATTTGATAGAGTAATAGCCTATATAAATAATACCCCTAGCTCGCATATTAAACACATAACCTTCTCTGGCGGAAATCCTGCTATACATGATTTGAAGGAATTGGTTTTATTATTTAAAACAGCGGGCTATAAAATAGCTGTCGAGACACAAGGCACTAAAGCACCTGAATGGTTACGGCTAGTTGATCATATAGTTGTTAGTCCTAAATCACCTGGTATGGGTGAGAAGTTCAATGTAGAGGCATTTCGTGCTTTCATGGATAACACTTTGCCAGTGCTGCCTGGACCGTGGATGTCGGTAAAGATTGTTATATTTTCTGCCCAAGATATAGAGTTTGCCTCGGGAATATACAACTTGCTGAGAGGTGAATACGATCGGATTAATAGATGGTACCTTCAAGACAACTTCTATCTATCCTTAGGCAATCCCACGCCACCGGTATTCCATCCGTACCCTAACCATATTACGGGCGAAATGATTGTAGGACAAGTAGAAACTAGCAAAAAAGCACTTGTGGACGAACTTTTATCACTATATAATATTTTAAGCTTGGAATTAATGAAAGATCCAAGATTAGGATTTGCTAAATTTCTGCCACAACTCCACGTTCTAGCTTATGGAAATGAAACTGGTAAATAACTAACGCTAACGGATACAGAAACCATAAAGAAAACCCTTATGAGTGTAAAGAAAGGCGAAAAAGTTTATATCTACGGACGCTGCGGTACATATGGCGTACTCGAGGGAGTAGCTACAAAAGACTTTGCTTGTAGGTTTTATATACCTAAATTAGATATTACCTTATCAACTTCCAAATTCCGAATAGATAAGAAGGAAGCAATCAATGAAGCAAAACGAATTATAGCCACAAGAGTTAAATCCTTAACTAAGACGGCCGAAAAATTAAAGAAAATAAACCTGGAGAAATATCTATGATTAAGTTTGCGCCTGTATGTCCAATTCGTATATATGAAGGCTTAGCAGAAATAGGCCCAGAATATATCGGTGACTACTTTTTGCTACTTGCACACGATGTAGTAGCCAATGCTGATCGCTATGCAACTTTCTTTAGCAAACTGCGCGAGACAAGAAATGTTACTATTATCATGGATAATTCTGTAATAGAGTTAGGTAATGCATGTAAGGCGCCTTTATTGTTAGAGGCCTGTGACATAGTAAAGGCTAGTTGTTTAGCAATACCAGATGTATTAAAAGATGGTATAGGTACTGTTGATGCTGCAATTGATTTCTTTAAAGACTGGCAGGGTAACTATCCGTTGATGTTTATACCTCAGGGTAAGGATCAAAAAGATTTTGAATTTTGTGTGCATACAGCCAATAGAGCTTTTGGTACCAGAATAGATTGGATAGGTGTACCGAGAAACTTAACGGGTAGGGTATACAAATCAAGAGTTCTTGCTATGGATTTCCTTATAAATTATTTTGATCCTCAGTTTGTAAAATACCACTTACTTGGGTTTTCGGATTCAATGTGCGATGATTTCTTTACTTGCAAGCATTATAGCAATACCATAGAAGGTATTGATTCGGCAGTTCCTTTACGGTTAAGTTATAAATTAGGGGCGAATAATGATTTTCGTGATCCGGGCCCAAGAAACGATTGGTGGGAACAGGCTAATATGAATGGAATTGTAGCACACAACGTATTAGAAACAAGGAATAGATTAAAGTAATGGCTGGATGTTCTGACTGTTTTTTTGGCGGTAAGAAAGTAGGTTACAAAGGAAACTTTGAATCCCCTTTTGTTGTGGTTGGTGAAAGTCCTGGTATAATGGAGATTGTTCAAGACAATCCTTTTGTTGGACCAACTGGAAAGTTACTTGATGAGGTATTAAATCCATTGATTCCAAAACTAGGTGTACAACCTCTATATACTAATGCTTTACAATGTATGCCAAGACAAAAGGATCCTAAGCGATTAGCCGATGCCTGCAAAAGATGTAATAGTCGATTAGTAGAGGAATTATCTACTCATCCACGTAAAGTCATTCTTGCATTAGGAAATGCAGCGCTATGGTCTCTAACGGGAAACTACGATTTGAAGATTACCCAAGTTAGGGGCAAAGTATTTGAAGTAGGTGATACTAAAGTAGTGGCAGCGGTTCATCCAGCATTTCTTTTAAGAGGTGGCGGAAATTTGCAACAGTTCAAACGTGATATTGAGCAGGCTGTAAACCTATTTGTAAATGAGTCAGAAACGCATCCGAGCGGAGAAGAAACAACTGCGGCGTTTGAGCCAGGCAAATACATCGTATTAACTACGGCAAAGCAAGTTAAAGTATTGGCGACACGTTTAAAGAGTAAAAAGTTTGTAGCAGGTGATATAGAGACCGATGGATTGAATCCACGTCAAAGTGAGCACGGAATTTTATGTTTGGGCGTAAGCTTAGGCAAAGATGATACTTATGTTATTCCTGGACATCTTATAGATAATGCATTATTTGAAGGTAAAGCTAAGTGGATATGGCACAATGGTAAATTTGACGTTAGTTGGCTCCAACACTATGGATTTAAGGATGCCAGAGTTGGTTCAGATACTATGCTGCTGTCTTATCTACTCAATGAGCGCGGCGGGATACACGATCTCGAGCAAGTAGGTGGTGATTGGTTACAGGCACCAGATTATAAAGCAATGCTTGATCAATACTTGCCTAACAAGAAAACATCATATGCGGCTATTCCTAAAGATGCACTTTATAAGTATCAAGCAATTGATTGCCAGCTAACTTTTGAGGTTCATACTCCTATGTATGCAAAAGTAATGGCAGACGAACGTTTGGCAAAGTTGTATGAAACTATAATTATCCCTGCCAGTGAATTCCTGCGCAAGATTGAAGATAGGGGTATTTACATTGACTTAAAACAAGTTGCGGATAATGAGGAAAAGTTTGGTAAGGAGGCTGGTGAATATGAAAAGGCCTTTATAGAGGAGGCAGCAAAATACGGATTCGAAAGCATGAATCTAAGATCGCCTAAACAAGTAGGTGCTTTTTTATATGATACTTTAAAACTAGCACCATCAGGTAGCTCGACAGATGCCGATATGTTAGAAAAGCTATTCGAAAAGAATCCACAAGTTCCTGCATTAAAAAGCCTAATGAAGTATCGCACAGTACACAAGTTACTGACCACATTTATAATTCCTTTTAGGGAGAAAACAGATGCCCACGATGGAAGAATCCACACCACATTTAAGCTCCATGGTACCACCACAGGACGCCTTAGTTCAAATAAGCCAAATCTGCAGAATGTGCCGAGACTTAAAGCCATTCGTAATCAGCTTGCCGCACCCGAAGGAAGAGTTATCCTCGATATCGATTTATCACAAGCTGAG